TCTCAAAGCCTGAAAGTTTTTTAAAGTATTGATCTACCTCAAAAAAAGATTTATCATAAGGAAAATAGTTTAATATGTTACTGTAGGCAAAGTTAACTTTTTCTAAGGCTGAATCAAAAAAAACATGCTCAGCAAAATTACTATAATCTATGCTTTCTATTTGTTGAGTTGTAAAATATCCTTCATAATCATCTATTCTGCTATAAAATTCTGAAATGTTGTTATTATAAAGTTCAGAATAAGAATTGATGTCGTTTGTACTATCAATATCTTCTGAAGACAAAAAATGACTATGAGATTTGTTTTTTCTCTTTAATGACTCATTGTTAAAATATTTTTCAATGTTTGGCTTTTTTGACATTATATAAACCTTAGTATACTATTACAAGTAACATGCTTTTTAATACCAGAAACAATATCTACATATTCAAATTCCAACTTTATTCTTTTATTTTTAAAAGCACTCGCACAATATAGTTTCAAAACATAACTGTTGCCTAAATGTTTAAGTTTCATGTCTTCTTTAGTAAAAGGAGTTAGATTATCACCATCCCAGTCAATCGGAATAGAATCTATTAGAGTTTTATTTTCGTCAACACAAATAATATTGTAAAAAACGTCGCCAACGTCTTCTGATTCTAGATCAATTTGAACATTCCTTGCGTCATATTGTCTTTTAGTATCAATAAAGTCTACTTTGATATTTTGAATTGAATCATTGGCATATAAATCCTTTTCAGGCATATTGATAATCGCTCTTATATGCTGAACATTGTCTAGAGATTCTGTTACTGGCATTTGAAAAGTTTTTATTTCTTCGTTGACAAGAATCGCTGGATCGTTTACGTGTCTGTAGACAAATTTTAAATCAACCTTGCCATTACTAACAATTTTTTGCTTTATGAAATCATTTGTTAAAGTAATAATATTATCAGCAACTATAAATTGTTTAATTCCTGTAAGTTTATTGCCTTTATAAGAGTAAACATCTGTTCCTAAAATAGGCCCAAATTCTAAAGCTTCATCTTCTTCTGAGTTTATTATTAACTCAATGTCATCACTAAAGTCTTTAAGCCTATTATTAGTGACTTTATTGAATATGAAAAATGTTTCTTGGTTCGCAATAAATCTATTTTTATCTGAGTATGTTGCTTCGTTAATCAAGTCATCTTTTATCTTAACTTCTATGCGAGGATAATCAATTTTGTTTCTTGTATCTTTACTGGCAAACCTTTTTACAAAATAGGTGTTTTCATTAAACAAATCCGTATAGTTAAAACCTACAACAAACGATTGACTTGTAACATTTCCTGCTAAGTATTCATCAAAGTAGTCTGTTATATCAAAATACAGCTCTTCGTTGCCATCAATAAAGTCAAAAGAAGCCTCAAATACTTGATCATTACTAAGTTTAACACAATCTTCTTCAGATACAAAGCTGTTTGCATGCCAGTCGTTGCTTTCGTTTATGTTAACAAAATTACTAATGCCTAAGTCTGAAAAGTGTATTGTATCTTTGCCAAGGCCTTCAACAAAATCATTCTTTAATGCTCTTAGCTTTAGAGTAAAGTTTCTAGGTTTTGTATTTAGATTACCTACATCTTTAAGTTTAATATATACTCTATAGTTGTTTTTATTGCTAAAAGCAGACTGTGCTAAATTAAATACGTGATCTGTTTTTAATCTATCAAGGTTAAACCTCAAAAGACCTGCAGAATGTTCAAACAAGTAAAAATTAGAAACAATTATGTTTGAATTTACTTGGCTACTGTTTTCTTTTTTTCCTGATACACCACTTATATTTTGTGTCAATAATATCTTGTTATCTGATATTTCTTTTGCTGTAATTGTGAAAGTTAGATTATTTGCAAAATTATTAACACTATTTATTGCATCACGTAGTCTTTCTAAAGTTTGTTGTATAGTCAAAGTATTCGATAGACCTACTATGACATCTTCTCCATCAAGCGTGCCATCAAAAGCATTAGATTCGTGCACAAACTTAAAAGAAACTCCATTCTCATTGTTTAAAATATTATTATCTCTTAATGTAATAGTTGAACCATTTATTGGAACATCATTTATTTCAATGAGTGCTCTTGCTTTTATTTTTTTATTTTCTCTTGCAATTTTAAAAAGATCTATAGTAGATGACTTTCCTACATTTGATAGCTCACCTACGTTTGTACTTGTTACTGCATTTGTTACATATGTGTCTTTTAATATTTCACCTAAAATAATCATTCTTTAACCTTTAATTGCTTATAACTACTACGTCGCTTAAATATTTTAATTCAAAAATTCCTCCTCTAGGAGGAAAAACAATTCCATTATCATAGTTTTCAAAAGGTGAAAATCTATTTTCACTATAATCTTTAAGCTGTGTTGAAGAATTTTGTTGTAACTCATCAAAAGAAGTGTAAGATCTAACTATAGTCTTGTAATTTGAAGATATTGTCATGACACCAGGCACTGCTAAAGTTATTGCAATAATATTGTTTACATTAATTCCTTCACCAATCTGTAATGCCTTAAACTCCATCTGTTGTATTATTGAATTCTTTATTTGTCTTATAACATTATTTACATCATAATTTGACTTAATTTTAGCTTTTAGAAAAATTTTAAAATTATATATTGGAGAATCTACTATATTAAACGTGTCGCCGATTAATCTAAAATTATTAATGAAATTAGAAAGATTAACTTTAATTGCATCATTAGCACTAACAAGATTGTCATCAATATCTTTACAAATTACAAACAAATCTTTTGATATTTTTGTAAAAGGATTGGGTAAAAGTGCAGCTTTGTAAATTTTTCCAAAATTTGTAGGCATCGTGTAAATTCTAGCAATTAAATCTTCATGGTTTACTATTCTTGACTGCATTTTTACTGCTAAAGGAATTTGCTTTTTTAATTCATCAATATCAATAGCTTCAGCGCCACCAACTGCATTTTCAGGATTGTTAACTGACATTGTTGATTTTACAATATCAAAATTTGAACTGGTGTTATCACTTTCCGTATTACCAAATCTTATTAATAAACTATCTATAGTGTTAATCGAACCTGACCTTACGTTATGAGAAATGCCTCCGCCATACTTATATTTAATAGTCAAAGTATTTCCTGCTGGAGAAACTCCTAAGCTGTCACTTGAAATTAGCTTTTTAGGGTCTAAAGAAAAATTTGTAAAGTATTCTCTACCCACAAGAGGTAGAGTTAATACTTCTGGGTTTATTAATAAACCATCATCTAATATTGTTTTTCCTTCGCCATTACCAAACCTTATAGTTGTTAATCCGTCGTCAAAGTCTCTTTCTAGAACGTATCTATAAGGCGCAGCTCTAACTTCAAAATAGTCTTCGTTTCTATTGTTTTCTATTCTTTTATATATAGTATCTTGTGTCAAATGTTCTACTTCAAAATATAGGTTATTAGTTTCATTATCTCTTATACTAATAACATTTGTAACATTTTCATTAGAGATAGTATAACTTAAAAAATCACTGGTTTGTGTCGGGTCAAAGCTAACAGTTTCAGTTGTAACTTCCCCTGAAGTACAAAGCCCTTGCTTTTTAACAAATAAATGAGTGATATTATCATTGTTACCATTGTTTCTTAAAACACTTGTTACAATAAATTCTTTAGTAAAATCAACATCTTCTTCGAGAGTAAAAGGTATTCCATCATTTGAAGATATTTGAGTTCCTTTTAAAATAGTCGGCAACATCTCCGGATTAGGCTCTGTAGAGTTTTCTGATAACGCCGCAACAATGCAAGAAAAGTCTACGTATACGCTAGAGGGCGAAGCAAATCCTGATTGGATGTTAGCTTTTTTAAGATGATTGTTTATATTGAATTCAGAAGTTGCAGTCTCATAGTTGAGTTCATTTATTTGAAAATCGACGTAATTTGTCAAAGATTCACCAACAATCGATGCAAAATCTAAAAACATGCCTCCAAGGCTCGACTCTGAAAAGTCTTGAATTTGATTTTCAAAGTTTTTAGAAGCGTAATCTAAGAGTTCACTTTTAAAATCATCTCTTGTCTTAGCGATAAAGTTGTTTCTATTTGTTGCGTTTTTTTCGCTATTTTTTAAAATAATATTTGTCAATTTGCTTACCTCGAAGATGCTATGTTTAGTATTAATTCGTGTGATTTGTCACTCAATAATGGAATATTAAACTCAATAATGACTTTATGATACTCCCCGTCCAAATCATTATTTCTAAATTTTGTAGAAGTAAAGTTTATCAAATTAATTGAGGGTAAATATTCTGTCACTGCTTCTTGAACTTCTTGTGTAACGATATCATTAACATCGTCAATATCAGTTCTGGAGTATAAATCTATTATATTCGTTCCAAAGTTTGGTTTTGTAAGATATTCTCCTTTTCTTGTAAGAATTAAAGTTTTAAGATCAACTAGAAGCTGATCTTCTGGAGAATACGTCATTGCAAATAAACTTTCTGAACTTTTCTTTTTACTTTGAATAGGTAGAATAATACCAAAAGGCTTATTTTTTTTACCTTGTATTTTTTCTAAATACTCTTCAGAGTCAACAAAATCGTTTACTTTTTTGCCTGAATTTTTAAATTTAAACTTTGACATTACTAATTCTCTTTAAATAATACATAATAAATATCAAATTATACAGTTTTAGCTAGCTTACTAAGAATACTATCTAAATTTTGATTAATTAAATCGAGTCTATCTGATAAAGCATTATTTGCATTAAAGTTTTTGTCAATAGACTTTTGATATTCGTCTATCTTGCTATTTATTTTATTGATACTAGAGTTTAAAGATGAATGATAATTGATTAACAATGCAAGAACAGATGCTGCAGCAGCGCCAGGAGGTCCTGCAGCACTTAAGCTACTTTGTAAAGGTGCAGTAATTGATGAATCCAAAGGTGTTAAAGAGATTTCAAGTTCAGACTTAACAGTATCAAAAACGCTTTTTGTATCTAAAAGCATTTTCCTTGTTTGTTTTAAATTTAAAATCTTTACGTTATTAATCTCTTCAATAAACTCTTTAAGCTGTTCACCTAAAACTAAACTTTGAGAATCATTGCTGCTGCCGCCTATAAAAACAGAAGGTGTCTTTCCGTTTTGAAGAAAGCTATATCTTTTAGATTCTCCAATTGTAATAGTAGGAGCACTTAAAACAATATTACCTAAATTTGTTAATGTAATGTGACTAGAAATATCGTCTTGTGTATTAGGCTTTAAAAAGCTCATTACACCTGCAGCATCTTTATGTAAAGAAAAGACGATGTTATTAGAAACACAAGCTACTGAAGGTGTGTTTTTAAAGGTATTTTCAAAATTGCTAGAAAAAGAAGCACCTGCATAAAAAAAGTTTTTAAAAGTCTTTTCTTGATTTTTTATATTTGAAGTGTTTTTTCGTGGTACAAGGATTTCCTTACTTAAATCTTGAAAGTTAAAGTCAACTTCTTTTAAAAAATCAATTATTTCGCTGCCTGATTCTGATATTACTAGCTTAGACAGATCGTTATCAAAGCTAGTAGAAGATTTAAATCTAATATTTTCTTTAAACTTTTCATTTTTTCTTGAATCACCTGCAAAAATTCTTTGAGACTTAACTGTTTCCTTGAAAAAACCATTATCAATTACAGGCATAGCACTGTTGTAATTAGAAATATTTATATCTTTAATTTCTTCAATTTTTTTTTCATTAGGCTTATAAACTTTAAATACACTACTGTCCTCAGGAGAAATTCGTCTAGACTTTTTATTTAACCCAGCAATTAAGTCAACTTTACTATATTTTGCAGGAACAGTATTACTTGATCCTTCACCATCTTCAAGTGATGCATTCTCATCAGTAAGTTTTATTATACTACCATAAGTTCCTTGCAAAACAGTATCAGTTGATTTATTTAAATTTCTTTCTACACCATCAATATTATAAAGCTTTATTTTATTTATAATATTGTTGAAGGCATTTTCTGTAATGTGTGTTTTAAATCCAAACTGATTTTCAAATACATTAACGATAGAATCAGATATTTCTGCAGCTGACTTTAAAAAGCTTTCATAGCTATTTGCGCCAGAAGATAAACTTTTGTTTTCTAAGTCAAATATATCTGATTTGTTTTTTGAATAAACGTTGTTGTCTCTATCAATTAGCGTTAACCCAACATCCTCTGTGTTTAATAATCCGTGCGCTCTACCAAAATAAACACCATGAACTGCCTGTTTTGACTTTGCCTTGTTTATAGGGTAAAACCAAACAGACTCTGTTGCCTTAACAGGAGTGTTAACGTGTGATGAAACAATAGGTATTAGTATCACAAATCTACTGTCTTGCTTACAATGACAAAATAAAGCCTCTGGAGGTAAGTTTTCTGCAAATCTAACAAATTGCTTGTTTTGCAATCCGTCGTTGCTGTCAAAAAAGTATCTTCGAATGTTTAGCTCTTTAAGACTTTGATCTACAAGATTAGCATTGCCAGCATCGTTTTCAACAATATACAAGATAGTTGCAATTTTTAACATTTTTTTACCCGTTTATTTTACTAAAGATATCATCATCTGATATACTTTCAGACTTTTCTTCTTCTTTTGCTATGAGTTCCGCTAATTTAAGTATTTGATCATTTGATTTGCTCATTCTCTCAATGTATTTTGACATAATAGAACCGATATTCATGTGTTCATTTACACCTCCTTGCATAGATATATAAGCATCGTTAAATAAAAGCTTTGCTTTTTCTCTATCTTCAAGTGCATTTTCATAAATATCTTTCCACAGCATCTTTTTTTTGTCTTCTAAAGAGTCAATGTTATCCAAAATATCAGCAAAGTTTTTGATTTGTTTTTCTTTTTTTTCGTTTTTATCTAAGTCTTTACTTGCTTTTTCAATCTCGTTAGTGTTCATATTTTTTCCTAAAAGAATAAATCAAATTCTTCTTTTGTTCCACTTATTTTTTTAAAATGCTTTCTAATTGTAGAAAGCGAAGAGCTAAGCTCTGTGCTATTTAGACCAGAAATTTCTCTAAGGTATACAAAAACTGCTCTTTTGTTTAGATAATCTAAGTCGTCTGCCTTCATAAATATTTCCCTTACAGCTTCAATACATCTTAAGTCTCTTTCATCCTTAAGCCTTGTTTTAATTTCTACAACTATACTATCTATGTTTTTAGTTAAAATTGCTTTTCTTTCAAGTCTATATTGAGTTTCATCAAATTCCATGTCAGCTAATTGTCGCTTTTCTGCTGATGTAAAATCTTCTGTTGCGTCAAATGATACACTTCTTTTAGCGTTTTTCAAAAGTCTTCTAGAATGTATTGTTAGCCAATTTTTTGCAACAACATTAAAATATGAGAATGCTTTTGTTCCATTATCAGGATTCCACTTGTGAAGAGTTTCAAATAAAAAAGTTACGCAATCAGACTTTAAGTGTGTTATTTCTTCATTTGTTGATTTAAATTTGTAAACTGAAACTAAGTTGTGAACTAATTCTTCAAATGCTGTATGTATGTGTTTTGAATATATTCTATTTTTTTTAATTTTTCGATCTTCGTTTTGATAATCGACAATTTTACTTTGCGTTTCAGCAGTAAAATAATAATTCTTTTTTTTCTTCTTTTCTCTAGTATTTTTTTTATCGTTCAATTCAGTAGCTTTCTTCATCATCATTAATATCTTTTTTACTTATATTTGCTAAGTCATATGATATTTCGTAAACAATACTTTTAACACTTAACACTTCTGTTAAAAGGCTTTTGATTTCAGGACTATCAAAAAAAACAGGTATTTCTGAGATTTGTGAAATTTTATTATATTTGTCGTCTATTTTATCAAGAGAATTTTCAATTGTATCTTGAATTTTAATAATTATTAAAGCAAACTTAATACAATAAAAAACTGACAATGTTAACAATACACCTAGTAATATTAAAAAGTAAATCAAACTACATGTGCCTTTCAAATAAACTTTAGCAACTATATGTATTATTTATTAATTTTATAAAAAAGTTAATTTTTATTTACAATAATCGGTTCCCTTGAATTCGCAAAACATACAGGAATTTCTATTTTTTAGAAAAAATTGTTTTTCAACAGTTTTAATCATACTTCTAACCATTTTTCTAGACTTTTCTAAGCTTTTTGGGCCGGCAGAAACTTTTATTAGTTGACAAGATTTACCAATAGTTTTAACCTTTTTGAGCAAAACGAAACCACATTGTATATCTTTCATTTCAACATTGTGCTTTGTTCCCCAGAAGTGTTTATAAAGTATCACTTGCGCTTGCGTATTAAAGTCTCTTTGTTTATCTAAAGACCATCCTCTTCCACTCGAAGTCTTCCAGTCAATAACCCAATACTTATATTTGTCTTTATAAGGTATTTTAATAATGCAATCAATATAACCTTTAAACTTTGTCGGAATGTTTTCCATGTTTTCATAGATTGCCTCTTCAGCAGACACTATTTCCCAGCTAGGAAAAGTATCGTTCATAAATTGTGGCATTGAATTCAAGCTAGTCTCTGCCCACTGAAGCCAGTCTTTTAATTTATTATGTTTATACTTCCAACCTTGTAATTGTGCTCTATTTGTTTGTAGTTGAATAAAATCTTCTGCATCAAAACCGTGTTCATCCCAAGCTAATTTAATCTTATTTTGGGCTTCTTCGATTTTAAGCTCTTTTGTTTTTAAAAAATGTTCACATGCATCGTGGATTATTGTTCCGTAATGTAGATGTGGGCTTTCTTCAAAAGTCCTCATTTTATCTATATATAATAACTTATGTCGCCAAGGACATTCTTTCCATTGGCGAACCTCAGAATAGGAGACATGCTCCTTTAAAATAGTCATAACAGACCTCACTTTCAATATTATTATAGTAAAAGTGAGGTCAATTGATAAATCTATTTTTAATTATTAACTATTGTCAGATCTTGAAATCTCACACCAATTATTTCCATCATAAATTAATTGGATTGTATCGTCTTCATGGTCTAAATTAAAGCTGGCGTCACCAGCCAGCTTTATATTACCACCTGTAGACATTATAACTGTACGTCCACTGTCTTGAGCTTGTAGGATTAATGTCATACCTGCAACGCCGCCATTAATAACTCCCAAACCATCAGTGCTTGCATTGCCTTCTGTATCAACCTTGTGATAAGACTTAGTTACTGTGATCGCGCCAGAGGAAATAGTTAGTTCTGTAGGAGACCCAAGAATTACTTTGCCGCCAATTGTAAGGTTTGCGTCAGCACTCACTGCCTTAGAGACTGTTAGAGTTCCTGAAATTGTGTGGTCTTCGTTTGCATCACTTAAGTTTAATTGACCCTTTGAAGTAATATTACCTGTTGCAGAAGATAAAGTTAAGTTTGGCGCGCCACCATTTTTTAATTTAATGTCTGCATTAGCGCCATCATAATTAACTACGCCCCCAAAGAAGCTTTCGCCTGCAATGCTAGTACCACCGTCAACTCTTAATATACCGTTTGTTGCAGTTGTACCAGCAGTTGTGCCTGTAAGATGAACTTGTCCGCCGGCACTTATCTGTAAAGCGTCTGCATCTGATGCAGATCCAATAGCGCCACCATCAGGAATTAATAAAGATCCTCCAACAGTTACATTATCATTAAATGAAGCTGCACCAGCTGCAGACATATCTAATGTAAGTGCTGTAATTCCGGCTCCACCATCATTGCCTTGGAAAACGATATCTTTATCACTAACTAATGACTTAATTGTCAAATTGTCACCAGATAAATCAAAATGACCAACATTAGCAGAGCCATCTTTAAGTATAACTTGTTCACCAGTAACATCTAAAACAATGTCGCCGCCTGAAGTTAATGTTAAGTCTGTATTGTCACCTTCAATCTTCTCACCATCTCCAAATACCAAACCTACATTCGCTGGAACGTGAATATCAGAAGTAGCTGTTAGATTAATTTTTGCACCTGATGCGATAGTAAGATCAGTTCCGTCTCCAGATATTGATTCACCACTATCCGTAACAAACTCTAATGGCACACCACTTGGCACAACAACAGCAGATGCTGCGGTTAGATTAATATCAGCACCTGAAGTTAATGTTAAGTTTGTATTGTCACCTTCAATCTTCTCACCAGTTCCAAAAAGAACACCTACGTTTGCAGGAATAACAACGTCTGCGACAGCAGTCAAATTAATATTATTACCAGAAATAGTAAGATCTGTACCATCTCCTTCAATCTTCTCTCCATCATTACCAAATGTCAAACCAATTTCTTCAGGAATGTTTATGTCACCACCTACACCTACACTAAATGTAATATCAGTTCCATCAGACTCAATCTTTTCTGCTCCTGTACCATCAAGAACTAGACCTACGCCGGCTGGTATAACAACGTCTGTAGTGGCTGTTAGATTAATCTTTCCTCCAGATGTAACAGTAAGATCTGTATCATCACCTTCAATCTTCTCACCATCCCCAAATACCAAGCCTACATTCGCTGGAACATGAACATCAGAAGTAGCTGTTAGATTAATCTTTCCTCCAGACGTAACAGTAAGATCTGTATCATCACCTTCAATCTTTTCGCCATCTCCAAATACCAAGCCAACATTTGCAGGAACATGCACGTCAGAAGTAGCTGTTAGATTAATTTTTGCACCTGATGCGATAGTAAGATCAGTTCCATCTCCAGATATTTTTTCACCATCATCGCCAAATGTCAAACCAATTCCTGATGCTATGTTAACATTTGAAGCAGCACCTAAGTCAATATCTGCTGCTGCTGTTAACTTTAAATTTGAAGATACAATATCAATGTGATTTGCTGCGCCATCAATTTCTAGCTTTCCAACTTGAACAGGACCTACAGCTACAGTAACATCAGAATCTGCACCAGTCTCTGCTGTTGTGCCTAGAAGAAATTTAGTATTATCTTCATCCCAGATAATTGCTGCATTATTTCCAGATGTACCTCTTTCCATGATGAAACCCATATCAGTAGCATTTGCAGCTCCAGATAGCTCTGCTTGAAGCATGATGATTGCATCTTCAACGTCAAGATTAGTAGTACTTACAGTTGTTGTTGCTCCATTAACTGTAAGATTACCAGGGACAACAACTGTAGATGATCCAGCACCTAAAGTCAAGTTATTTGCGCCAACAGAAGAACCAATTGTTAATGCACTAGCAGCGTCAACATCAATAGACGTACCTGTAATTGTTAAATTATTCCCTACAGTTACGTTGTTGGATGCATCAAGAGTTAAATTAGCGTTTGTGCCGGCTGTTGATCCGCTACCAATAACTAAAGAATCAGAAAAGTCTTCTAAAGAAACATGGAAATTATTAATATTTCCATCAAATAACAACATAGTATCTGCTTCTTGAGCATTGCCAATAGTTAACTTAGCGCCAGAAGAAGTTAGTTTTACATCTGATGTTGATAAGTTCAAGACACCACTTGAAGAAATAGTAAGATCATCTCCATCTCCTTCAATCTTCTCGCCATCATCACCAAATGTCAAACCAACGTTAGCAGGTAAATTAACATCAGCAGTTGCTGTTAAATTAATATCTGCGCCAGATGTAATTGTCAAGTCTGTATCGTTAGACTCAATCTTTTCTGACGCATTAGCATCAAAAACTAGGCCAACATTTGCAGGAAGGTGAACATCAGAAGTAGCGTTAAGATTTAATTTTGCACCTGATGCGATAGTAAGATCAGTACCATCTCCTTCAATCTTCTCTCCGTCATCACCAAATGTCAAACCAATTGCTGAAGGAATATTGATATCGCCTCCGGCTCCCACGCTAATTGAAATATCTGTACCGTCAGACTCAATCTTTTCTGCTCCTGTACCATCAAGAACTAGACCCACACCTGATGGTATTACGACATCAGAAGTAGCTGTTAGATTAATCTTTCCTCCAGATGTAACTGTAAGATCTGTATCGTCACCTTCAATCTTTTCGCCATCTCCAAATACCAAACCTACATTTGCAGGAACGTGCACGTCAGTTGTAGCTGTTAGGTTAAGCTTATTACTTGAAGAAATAGTAAGATCAGCTCCATCTCCTTCAATCTTCTCTCCGTCATCACCAAACGTTAATCCTACACCACTTGGAACGTTAACGTCTGCGGTTGCTGTTAAATTAATGTCAGCCCCAGAAGTAATCGTTAAGTCTGTATCGTTAGACTCAATCTTTTCTGACGCATTAGCATCAAAAACTAGACCAACATTTGCAGGAATGTGAACGTCAGTTGTAGCTGTTAGATTAATTTTTTCGCCTGAAGCAATAGTAAGATCAGTTCCGTCTCCAGTGATATGCTCTCCTGAAGCTGCAGAACCAAATTCAAGTTTTGCACTCACACCGTCTATAACAACGTCGCCTGCTGAATCTAGTACAATATCACTTGTTCCGCCTGAAGCAATTTCAATTGCTGCATCATTAGTTGCTGTTAAAGTGCCACCTAACACATCAATATGAGCTGCTGAGCTGTCAATTTCTAGCTTTCCAACTTGAACAGAACCTACTGCTACAGTCACGTCTGTATCTGCACCAGTCTCTGCTGTTGTTCCCAATAAGAATGTATCTGAACTTTCATCCCAGATAATTGCTGCATTATCTCCAGTTGAGCCTCTTTCCATGATAAAGCCCATATCTGTAGCATTTGCTACTCCATCACCTAATTCTGCTTGGAGATGTAGTATTGCATCTTCAACATTTAAATTTGATGTGCTAATTGTAGTAGTTGTCCCATTAACAGTCAAATTACCTGTTACTACGACGTTAGAGCCGAATGTTGTATCTGATTGTCCTGCAGGAATATTAAGGTCTTGCACATGAAGTGTTCCCCATCTAAGTGATGACGTACCTAAATCGTGTCCGCCATCTGAATCTGGTTTTAAAGCTGCCATAAAATTTTACCTTTCTAAATTTAATATGAACTAACCACAGAAATTATAAAAATTATCTCTGTTTCTTTTATTAATTATTACTGTTAATATATTTATTTTTTGTTTGCGTAAAAAAAACTAGGAATTTCTTTAAAAAAAATATCTACTTTTTCTTTATTTTTCGTAGTATTGACTATTAAATAACCTTCAGCTAACTTGCTTAATAGAAGTTCAATATTACAAGGAAAAGGTTTTTCACCTTCTTTTTTAACCCAAATGCATTTATTTTTTAATGATTCAGATCTTTTGGAATTAATTCTTACAAGCTCTTCTTGCGATTTTTTATTCCAAAATTCTTTCATTGATCTGGATATGCTTTCTTTTTTCACTAAATTGATCCTTGTTTTTAGTTTTTAATTTTCATTTAAGATTATAAGTGTAAATCTTATTTGTTTAAACAAAGATTAATTAATGTTATTAGAAATAAGATTCTAAGGTGTTGTAAATCCTGCGCCTTCAAACTCTAAGTCACCATTGATATTAACTTTAAAATGTCTATCAGAAGCTGAAGTTACTGTTTCTCCATAGAAAATTATATCTGACTCAAATGGGAAAGAATTATTAAAACCGCCTAAGTCATAAGCAAACGGGCCAATTTTACCTCTTATAATCGGATTTGAGTCCATTTCAACATCATATATATCGTTTGAATCTTTGTTTGCATCAACCTTAATTGATGATGCAAATATTCCACCAAATCTTGTTGCTTGTGAAGAAACAAAAGCTTTTACAGATTGTTGTGTAACTAATGCTGTTGCTGAGTCTGAAGCCATATCGTCTTCGTCTAAGACAGTTATTTCAACAGGCGTAGTAGATAAAGCTTGTGCACCAACAACAACCATAGCTGCCTCAGTAAAATGAGATAACTTTGCCAATGTAATACCGTCATCTTTAACTCTAACAGTATCAGCATTTATTTCTAATGTAGAATTATCAACTGTAACTGATAGAACACCAGAATTTGCAGCTAAACCGTCACCAGCTATTGAAGATATTAAGTCACCAATTGATTCTTTTCTAGTTCCGTTACTGTCATTAGCATCAATAATTGCAATGCTGTCATTTGATACATCAACTACAGCTGCTGTTAACTCATTTAAGTTTACAGCTAAAGCTGAACCTGACCCACCTGATAAACCATCACCAGCTGCAGCAGATGAAATTCTAATTGTATCATTGTCTATTTCTAGTCCAGAACCTTGAGAAACTGCTAAAACTCCATCTGTTGATGTTAATCCTGCTCCTGCTATTGAAGCAATTAAGTCTCCAATAGTTTCTCTTTTTGTTGAATTACTGTCGTCTGAATCTGTAAATATAATACTGTCTGTTGCAACATTGACAACAGCTTCAGTTAACTCATTTAAGTCTACAGAAATTACACCAGAAGATGCTGATAAACCATTTCCAGCCATAAAGCCAGCTATGTCATCAACAGATTCAAGTTGTTCTGTAGAACCGTCAGAGTCAAGCATTAAGAATTTGTCACCTGAAGCTACTTGTACATCTGCTATACCAGATAGGTCGACTGAAAGTACTCCATTAGTCGCTGATAATCCTGTTGATACTTTATTACCTGCTACAGCAGTAATAACATCTTTTATCAATTCTTGTTTTGATGTGTTGCTGTCATTAGCATCAATAATTGCAATGCTGTCTGCAGAAACATCAACTGATGCAGCAGCAAGATTGCTTAGATTCAAAGAAAGAGAAACGTCTCCACCAATAACTGTATCTTCACCACCTGTTACTGTAATTCCCCCATTTGAAGCATTAACTATGTCATTAAGTGAAGTCTGTCCTGTACCACCATCGCCTACTGACAATGTTCCTGTAATAGAGCTGGCGTCTAACTTAACAGCAACTTCTCCTGATTCTATAACCAAGCCACCGTTATCTTTAAGATCTACAGACAATGCTAAAGATCCAGCACCTACTGTTGATTCTAAACCATCACCTGCTGCTAAAGAAGCAAACACAGGGTCTGCACCAGTACTTCCCATCAATAATTGACCATTAGTACCTACTGCAAGAGGAGTTATAGAATCTGTACCAGAACCTACTAGGACTCCATGATCTGTAAGAGTAGAAGCTCCTGTACCACCTTGAGAAACTGAAAGGTCTGTGTCTAAAGATAAACTTGAAGCTTCTAATGCACCTACAACTAAAGCTGCTGATTCATAGCCTGTACCTGATGTGTCAACTGTTGTTGATGGTTCATCTTGAAGATCTTTGAATAGCTTAAATTTTCCGTCTGAAGCGTCTCTAAATAAACCTGCATATAAATCTTGATTTCCTGTTGTATCATACAAACCAAAAAATCCGATATCGAGAGTGTCTGAAGCATTGTTTGATTTTGCCAAAGAAATTAAAGGATCTTCTACATTTAAATTAGTAGTGTTTATTGTAGCAGAAGTGCCATTAATAGTTAGATTTCCTGTTACTATTAAATTTTGATCAACCTGCAAGCTTCCTTCTGCAGTCAAAGTGCTATTAGCAACTCCTACCGAAGATAAGCTAGATAATGTTGTAATAGAACTATGATTATTGATATATGATGCTACACGTGATAAAGCTGATTTTTTATTTGTTCCGCCAGCACCGTCATCTATGATTATAAGATCTGCATCTGCAAGAGCAGCTCCTATATCATCGCCGCCATCTATATCTAATGCAGTTAAAGAAACCTTGTTTACTGTAGAAATTGTTGCTAATTGTGTATCAACAATACCAGCATTAGCTGCCAATTGTCCTGTTGCAATACCGCTTGCTGTAATTGTTAATGTATCTGTTCCTGCAGTTGTAGCAAGCGAAATACCACTGCCTGAAGCAATTGTTAATGTATCTGAGGCTGTATCTGCTTCTAAGTCATCTTGACCAGCTACACTAACTGTTGAAAAAGAATTTGTTGCGCCTGAAGCACCTGTTACTGCTGACCAACTTAATCCGCCTGAGCCGTCTGTAATTAGAACAAAATTTTCTGTACCGTCATTGGTAGGAAGTGTTAAAGTATAACTGGCATCTAAAGCAGCAGGTGACTTTATTGCAACATATTCTGTTCCACTTCCATCTGCTTCGCCTAACCTTAATTCTTTTTGATTATCAATTAATATATTATCTGTAGAAGTCAAACCAGCAAAAGAAGGACTATCACCAGAACCAAGGCCTAAGCTATTTCTTACAGTAGCACCACTTTCATATGCAAAAGCGCCTGCACCGGTGGCTACTATAAATTCTCCATCACCTGAAGCTACACCTAATGTGTCTAAATCCTCTAGCACACCATCAACTGCAACTGTTTCTGCAACACCTTCACCACCAGAAAAAGCAGCAAGACCAGCTCCGGCAGTCAATGATGCTACATAGTCGCCAGTTGTATCTGTGCCTAATGCAACGCTATTGTTAATAACCGTAGCTGTTAATGTAACGTCTGTAGATCCATCTATATCAACAGATCCAGATAAATCACCTCCGAGTGTAAGTGTTCTTGCAGTTGCCCATGAAGCTGCAGTAGTTGCTGAAGTAGCATTTCCTGATAGTGAAGCCGTAATTGTACCTGCTGAAAAATCGCCATTTCCATCTCTTATAACTAATTTACTAGCTGTATTGTTGTTTGTTGCATCCGCTAGTTTAGCTCTTTCAGTTACTGTTATAATTGCTCCAGACCCAGCATCAGTAACATCACTAAAAGATGTAACGTTTATCCCGCTTAAATTATTATTTGATGCAGAAGTTATTCTACCTTGATCGTCGACTGATATTGTTGGTATTGCAGTTGCTGATCCGTAATCTCCCGCTGTTAATGTATTGATATTTGATAGTTTTATAGTTACGTCACCAGAAAGACCGTCTCCTCCGCTTAGATCCAAGCCAGTACCTGTAATTATTCTTGTTATATCACCAGTATTTGTTGTATAACCAAATGACTCAATTCTGTCATTTATTGCAGCTGCCGTCATTAAATTATCGTCATTATCAGCAAAAGCTTCGCCACCTATTAAAATTGCTGCATTTGAAAAGTTGGCAACTGTTAGTGTTGTCGGTACTGCTACTTGTCTTACATCATCATTTAATTTTTGAATTGCTACCTTAAATGAATCACCTGCTGCAATTGAATCGTCATTTGTTAATACGTTCCCATCGTTTCTTGTAAAACCTGGATTAATACCTCCGTCTGTAGTGAAGCCTAAGTCCTCTAAAAATGCGCTAGTCATTGCAATAACGAACTGGCCATCATTGTTTGCAGTTATACTTGCTATACCAACGTCATTTGTAAATAAAGGCAAATTATCATTTACCTTTAACGCATCTGTTGATATACTGGCCACATGAAGTGCTGACCAACGTTGTGTTGAAATTCCTAAGCTGCCTTCATTATTGCCTCTTGGTACTAAATTTCGAGTTGACATATTATCTTATTCCTAACTTAATTTTATTTCATTAATAACTATTTGTTAGATGACAAAAAAACTTGTTGTTTTAAATATATTATACATTAACCAGCATCTTTAGGTGTTACATTGCCATTTACATCAATCTCCCAATACGTATCACTTATACTAGCTTGATCTCTGTCAGACAACGTATAAGCATTCATATTTTGTATTGCGTTAACTATATCATCCAAAGTTGTATTGTTACTAGTAAAATCCATATTTCCTGCACTTAATTCAATTGCAAACATTCCTGTGTCTAGCGTGCCGTCAATTATTCCGTGAGGAAAAAGATTACCATTGGCATCTACTTCCCAAAGTGTTGATGTAGATGCAGTAAAAGAATCTCCACCTGCATTATCATCAGCTGGAACAAATTTTGTGCCATCCCATTTTAAAACTTGATTATTATTTGGAGCATTTGTTGTTATATCTACATCAGATAAGTCCCCAATAGAAGATGATGATATGTCAGATGAGCTAATAGCTGTGTTTGCCATGTTACCAATATAGATATACACTTCAACATGACTTGGGTTTTCATTAGCATTGTCTGGAGGTATTTCTTGAAAAAGTATGCCATTAAAATAATCTAAGTACCAAGATCTTTCGTCTAGCAAAGGAATTCTTGTGCCATTTGACTTTGTTCCATTGCCATCATAATAAACTTTTGCTTCATACGAGTCAGAAAATTGGGGTGGTACTATTTGTAATTTTCCTATTGATGAGTGTAAATCTTCGCTATCCTTAAATGACAATGTATCTTTTTTAGGATTTGAAGAACTAGCAACATAGTCGTCAGGAAGACTTAATTTAAATGCATGAAATTTACCATTCACTAGAGACTCAGGCAATGATGTTGCAACTAGCCTAACATATTCTACAACGTTATTTGTAGTGTCATAAAGATTAGTGCTGTTAGGTGTTGTAGGAATAGTTTCGGCAAATATTGAAGATGTACTTAATGATAAACTTGTAGTTTTATTTTCATTAAATGCTTCAAGCGAATTGGAAGTATGTGATTTACCAACTAGCTTTTTAAGAGAAATATTTTCTTTTGAAGAAGATGATAATGCCATTTATTAACTCCAATCTACTATTATATTACTTAAATATCCTGTCCAATTTTCATTTGCTTCTATTTTCAAAACAAAGTATTCATTAGGTTGCAGGAATTTTTGTCCAAAAGTTATTGTATTTGTTGTTGTTTGTCCATTTGTAATAGAATTTGATAGGTTACCACTTAGAGAACCATCGCTGTCATTATACTGTCCTGTTTCAAATGCTTTTGCAATATTTAGATACCCAGTTAATTGTGCATCGCCAGTTTCGGGTATTTTGACTGCTATTTTAATATTTGTTGCAGAGAAAGCTGTGTCTGGGTCCACTATAACGCTACCGTTGCCTTGGAGTTGCAAACTAAATCCAGTTTTAGCATTCTGTGTAGTATTTTGAAATATTCTATAAAAACTCTTTGTTCCAGTAAATCCTGTATAATTTGGATTACCCGCTGGAGCATGTATGTTTACATTTGCATCTCTAAAGTCACCATCAGGATATCTAAGTTTATCGTCATACATCATTAAACTATCAGTAAGTTCTGCTGTAGAGTCCCAACTTGATCCACTTGCTGCTGCTTGATTATCATTTGCGTTTGCCCAGCTAGAAAGAAGTCTTCTTGTTTCGTTACTAAAGTCTTCTTCAATGAAAGACTGATTATCGGTACTGACTGTGTATTGTAAAAATTTATTTGATGTTGCAGTTTCATTAACACCGCTTGTTATTTCGCCATTAGCTGCATTTAATGGATGCTTAACAGTCGTATTAACAGTAATGTCGTTCATGTTTGTATAATTATTAACTGCATCTAAATCTAATATAGACTTAACATAGTTAACTTCAAAAATTGATACCACTTTTAAAACTTCAGACTCATCACCTAAAGCTGTTATAACAGGCAAAGCTTTACTTCCAGCCCTTGAATTGCCAGGTAAAGTATGTGATCCTACATTTGTAATCGCATTATTATTCATACCTGTCAATAAAATAGATTTAATTTTTGAATTATTGTCTGCATCTGATACTACAACAGCATCAGATGATGAACTATAAATATTTCTGTACATGTTTTTTACGCTTATTTCGTAAGGTACATTTGTTACTTTTTTATAATATGTAATTCCAGATAAGCTGTTTGTTTCTGTTGAGGATATTTGTGCAGAATCAATGGAATAAGTAGATGCACCATTATCCGTAAAATCTGGTGCATCTGTGTTATTATCATTAATCCACTCAATTGTATTTGATTCTTCGTCACCATCATCAGTAACATGAACAACTTTTGCAAAATTATATCCTAATCTTTGATCTGCTGGCGTTATAACAAACTTTGATGTTCTATATACACTGTCAAAGTCTGGTCGATTATTGACATCTCTTGCAGGTGTAGGACTAGTTAAGTTTGTAAATCCACTTCCATCGTTGTTTAGTTGATTTCCTGTCAAATAAGGTCTAGTTGCTAAATTAATTGTGTGAATATCTTGACCATTAACAT